GAAAACATGTTGGATGTTCTATGCCCCACTGGTGAGATGGCTGACGGTATGATATTGGATTCCTCACACGAAGAACGGATATACTGCCCGGAATACATAAAAAAGTACGGTGAGACGTTACATTGTGGTATAAAGATAACGAGCAACCACTTGCTCCCTGTATACGTAAAGGGTGATATCATTTGCATATCCAAAAGAGTACCAAGAAACGGTGATACCGTGATTATTATACACAAAGAAACAGGACGTGCGTATATAAGGCGGTATGTACAGAGAAGTAAGACAAAGTTAGTCCCGATCAACGGCTTCGGTGATGTCATAGAAGTTGATCCGAATAGTTTTGAAGACATGGAACAATGGGTAAGGTTTGGAGTTGTGATTGCGGTATTAAGAAGATAGCATACTATATAAAAAATTGAAAGGAAACATAAAAATGGATGACGGCAAAAAATACTGTAAGCATTGTGGAGAACGGATAGATTCTGAGTGCGTAGTATGCCCGAAATGCGGTAAACAGGTTGAAGAATTAAAAAGCAAAGATCAGAGCATAATCATAAACAACGCTCCGTCCGCTTCTTCTTCCGCAAGTTCCAGTGCAAGTGCTTCTGCTTCTTCCTCTGCAAGATATTATGGATGCCCAAAAAATAAATGGATAGCATTTTTCTTATGCTTATGTTTGGGATTTGTTGGCGCACATAAATTTTACGAGGGAAAAATAGGCATGGGAATCTTGTATATATGTACGTTCGGATTTCTCTTCATTGGTGTAATTATAGATTTGATTGCTATTCTTGGAAAGCCAAATCCATATTATGTATAAAAATTATGAAAAATAAATTGACGGCAGTTGTCCTTGTGTGTGCCATGACTGCTTTAACAGGTTGCTCTTCTGGATTAACCGAAAGCGAAGTGGACAAAAAGATAGAATCTGCCATAAAAGAGAATAATAAACAACTGAGGGAAGATATTCTGAGTGATTTAGACAGCCATATACAGGCGAAACTAGATGAACAGGACAAACTTACCGATGATGAAAAAGAAACGCTTAAAGCGGAAATAATGCAGTCTGTAGACGAAAAGCTGTCAAGTGTATCGGCAAGTAATACTGCATCTGTAAAGAGTGCATCGCATCAGACAAAAGTTGTGGAAAAACAGAAAAGAATCGTTGAATCTCCGATAAATAAATATTATACAAGCGTAACCAACATTGAACAATCTACATCTGAGCCAGAAAAAGTAATAGACGGAACTCCTATACCTGTAGAAAAAGGTGAATTTGCAATGTGCACTTCATCAGGCCGTACTACATATACGATTGAGACGATCACAGCGAGCATATATAATCATGACAATGAACCGTATCGTGAAATCAAGTATCCTTACGAAATCCACGTATCCATAACCGGAACATACAGGGATTGCGAGCAATCCGATTCACAGTATCCTACTACAGACAATGTATTGGTTCTGCAACCGTATGGCACAACCCTAGGTATGTGGAACGAGGTAATGAATGAAGACGATCACACATTCACGGCGAATTATCAAACTACACTGAATCTTGTTCCGGATAAGATTATATTAAAATAAAAAACACCCACTACATCGAGCAATCGGTAGTGGGTGTTTTGGTATTGTATGCAAAGTGTAATGCTCTTATCTTATTTCACAACGCCCAATAAAAGCCAGTAGGTTGTGTCAAGTCCTACTTTTCTATCCGGTGTAAGTCCTCTGTTCCTCTGGAATACTTCTACACACTTCCCGAGGTAGTCTGTCCATCCCTCATTGTAAGACAGCTTCGCAAAGCCATATACGTCTCTGAGGGTACGTCTAAGCCATCTGATAGCCGTGATACAGTTGTGTGTCTGGCCGGACCATAAGATATGCGTTTTAGCAAAATTCTGTGAGCCGACACCGAATTTGTCATCAACAGACAGTGCGTTAGTATCAAACCCTTTGTTCATGGCTTTCTGCCATTCCCCAACACGGGAATTGTTAAGATAATACCGCTTGTCACCTTTCCAAGATTCATCTACCGGTTTAGGTGTCGGTGTTGCGGTCGGCTTCTGTACTGGAGTTACCGTACCGCCAAGGTCCTTATAGACATAGTTCACGTCTACATTTCCAGAGATTCCAGGAATAGAGCCTTTCGATGTGTACTGCCACATATCAATTCCGTCTACTCCGGCGGATTTAGATCCGTAAGATGCAATCCACAGAGAATATCCCCATGTCTGACCGATATAGTTCTTATACCAAGATGTAGATGCATAGATTCCGGCTTTATATCCATGTGCCACCATTGCGTCACAAAATGCTTTTGCGTTGGCTTTTGCAACGCCCTGTGTTCCCCGCTGTTCGCTGTCAAAATATACAGGCCATGCCGGAGAATGTCCTTTTAAAAGTCTTAATGCGTGGTTGATTTCTCCCTGTACCGCGCCTGTAGTCTTTGCGTAAGAATACAGGTATACACCGTAAGGGATGCCAAGACGCTCGCATTCAGATACATTTCTCAACCATTTTTTGTCATCCTGTCCTGCCTGATCTTGTCCATATCCGCATCTGATGATTGCACCTACAATGCCGGATGCTTTTACTTTCGCCCAGTCGATGTTCCTGTTATGTTCAGAAACATCGACTATCCTATTCAATATATCCCTCCTGTTTTAAGTGTTCTTTCGTTTCTGTAATCTCTGATGCATGATCTTTCACAAACTTTTCTGCATCTGTTTTTTCCATGCTGTAGTGTTCTGCCAATTCGTCTACAGTGTATCCGTAGGCACAGCTTTTGACTACTTCGCAAATGGTTTCTTCGCTCATAGCTGCCATATTTTTTCTCCTTTCCTGTTTGATAAGGAAATCATCTCATATTTTTTCGACTGGCAATGTTCCCCACATTTTTAGGTTAATGCGCACCAGTTAACAAACATAGACACGCTTGAATTGTGTCCGTTAACAGTACGAATAACGCAACTACTGGTGGTCGTACTTAAAACCTCTACTCCGAACGATTTTGTATTTTGCGATCCACCGGAAAGAGATACAAGTACAGTCGGAGCCTTTGAAAAAGTTTTTCCGAATTTTACAGTAGTATCTTTGTAAGTATTTGCAGGTGTTTCGATAAGAGACGTTGTGCCAAATACTGGGGCTTTTGCTTTTAATTCCGTAATATACGTCAGAATTGTTTTGTTCCCTAATTCTGAAAACTTCCACGTAGATGCAATTCTACTTTTAATCGTATCGAAAATAACACCAAGTTTTGCTCGATTTGTAATCGGTGTAGAATCTTCAACGATGATATCATCTGTATCATTTACTTCTGTAACTTGTGGAAGTTCTTTTATATATTTTCCATAGATTTTCTGCGCTTTTTCATCAGCCATTTATATCTTCCTCCTTAATAGATAATGTTTGTGTAGCCATACTTTCTAATTCACTAATACGTCTTTCTAACTCGTAAATATCGTCCTCTGTAAGCAGTTTTTTTACATTTATGCCATTGTTCCAAATTGGCTGGCTTAATCCGAGCATGACTGGATTTGCATTAACATCTCCAAATTTAATATTTACAGACGTTCCAGATTCTGTCGTTTCTGTAGTAGCACTGTAAACAGTATAATCAGCATCATTAATGTTCCTTTTTAAATCTCCTGTCATAGCTCCACCAGCGGTCGGGACGTAAGGCTGTCCAGATCCTGAAAAGACTTCGTTTGCCGGAAATTCAATATCAGATTCGCCATTTACGCTCCTACTGCATCCACCGATAGTAATCTGTCTTTCTTTCCCCCATTGGTCAGTTACTATTCCGTCCTGACCATCAAACGGTGTACCATTGATTTTAATATCGTTTTTCAGCGAAGTTGCTTTGATTTGAGACACATCAATATCAACAGATTCACTGCCGTCTATAGTTGCTGTCCCTTCAGCATCGCCGGAAAGAGTTAGTTCAAACGGATTTGTTAATTTATTCGCTGTAGCAACGGAAAGCAGTTGTTTTAAAGTCCCGATAGAAATCTTTAGATCTTCTGTGCTTGTTTCTATGAGCAAGTAATCACTATCTGACAATGTTTTCGCTTCGTTCAACGCTTCAATGTATATCTGGTCCATACTATCACCTACTTACTAGAGCATTTGACAAATCGCTTACCAAAGAGTTTACTTTTTCAACAAGTTTGTCGTATTCTGTTTTTTTAACGTACAGCTGATCTGTCTTTTCTGAAGAATACACTGTGGATCCACTCAACTGTGTATCGTCAATTCCGACCTTTCCGGCTATGATTTGGTTAGCCTTGTCGATAGCTTCATTCGCTGTCTTTGACGCTTCTCTTGCGTCTTCGATAGCCTGTTGGATATTCGCCAAGTCTTGCTCAAAATCTTCTCTTGTAGCCAACGTCTTAAATGTTCCGGCTGAAAAACAGATAAATACTTTTTGGTTTTCGGCCACTTCGTCTATAGTTACCGCAAATTCACCGGGGAGCATCTTACTTGCGTCAAAATCTGCAAGTAGTCCCCTACGCATCTGTATAGCCATATTTTCTCCTTTCTATCCAGGGATCCATCTTACAAGAGAAACACCAGATGGTTGTGTCGGTGTCCCTCCACCGCCAGCAGAACCGCCTTTTGTATACCGTAAAACGTAATCCCATCCTCTCGAATAATTATAATATCTGCACACCCATATCTCTGTTCCCGTCTGATCCCCGGCTTCTGGATGTCCTCTTGTAGATGATGCTTGCACCATCTGACCACCACCGATGTACATTGCAGTGTGATATTTAACATTTAGCAGTACATCCCCTCTTTGCATTCCAGCACCAGTGGCTCTGTTGCAGCTTGCCGTTACATCCGTAAATCCGCAAGCACGAAAAACATTGTACATATTCCCCGTATAAGTAGCTCCATTTGATTTTACCGGAACTCCGGCTTGTTGCCATGCAGATATTACGAGTGATGAGCAATCATAGTCTGGATTCCCCCACCGATTCGCTTGGCTGTAGCCATGCCTGTTGTCGTTGGCTATTCTGATAGCCCATTGAACCGCACTTTCTGTTTTTGTCATATGCTGTCTCCTTAAAATGTTGTACCGCTTGCTGTTCTGCCACCGATTAAATAACCGTTTCGATAATCCAAATAACTTCCATCAGAAAATACCGCACGTCCAGTTTTGGCTTGTGTACCTCCGGTAATAAGTTTGTCTGTTGCAACTAAAACGGAATCTCCCCATATTGTTGTCCGTCCATTAGTGCTTACACTAACAGCGGAATAGCGATTACCGCTATGCACATACATTTCTATTCCTTCACTTCCATCACCAGTGCCTTGCACATACTTTACGGTTCCAACCAGTGTACCTTTACTTCCGTATACATCAATTTGCCCATTATTTACACGGATAGCATATTGATCTTTAGGATCGTTTGAGTAATATCCGTTTACTCCTAATGTTCCAACAACCTTGCCATCCGCATTTTCAATGGCACAATGTCCATTTGTATTGTTATAACCGCCAAGTGTCAATGTTCCAGAATGTATCCAATCGCAGTTAATACCTACGGCAGAAAGTACATTAACTACTGCGTTTCCGTTAGAATCAAGTCCGGCATTCCACGTTTTTCCACCGTCTGTAGATACCGCAAAAGCATCCCCGACCATTTTCCAGATAATGTTCGAATCTTCCAGCCGTTCTTTGTTGTGGAGATAAAATACAATGGATTTATCATCCTGTATCTTTTCCGTCTTGAAAAATCCCATCCCTTGTGTCATTAATGCCGTAAGGGATTGAACAGCTTCATCGTATTTGCTGATTTTTTTATCGGCCATTGCAGAAGCCTTTTGTACTGCTTTCGTTTCAGAAGTCACGTACTTACTGCTATTTCTGATTGCATTTTCGGCCGAACATTTCAGCGAAGTAAAACCGAGAAAGTTAAAAGTAATATCAGTCAAGATGGTTTTGTTTACTTTTCCGTTCCTGTCGATAACATAGGCAAGATCCATAAAGTCTGCAAGAGGATAAGAAAGATGTTCGCCGGAAAAATTCATAAATGATACGCCCGTAAGTTTTGCTCCGACTGTATTAACCAGTAAGCTCTTATCTTTGATTAGTGAATTCTCTATACTCAATATGTATCCCTCAGAACCATATGTGTACGTTTTTTCATTCTCTGTAGTTTGAATACCTGTTATAACTATAGGTTCTACTCCTGTTGTCAGCCCTGTCTTCCACTGAGTTAAGAAATGGAAATTATCAACTAACTTGAAGCTACCATCGTCTATGATGTCACCACTTGTATACACATTTGTAGCATCTGTCAGAATGTATCCGCTGGCTTCTTCCACATCCACGGAATGTACTCCAAGCACATTTCCATTTTTAAGCAAGAACAAATTATCTTTTTTTCCGATCAGCTGATATGCGTTTTTTTGTTTTCTTTCAACGGACCTGTACATAATTCCATAAGAATCATCTGTAAGAAGTTCCAATCCATTATCAAACCATCCACCGTCAACACTCGAACCACTTGAATATTTTTCCGAACTCCAGTCCAAGTCGTCGTAATAATACTCGCTAATGTCTTCTGAGAATGCACCTCCGGACATCTCCGCATAAGTTGAATACTTTTCTGATATCATGTCTGTTTCGAACTGACCACCGTCATAATTCCGTCTCGGATCATCAAACCATCCACCGTCAATGTCCGCAATATTATCAAAAAGAGACATATCATACTGTGAAATCTGTAAATGGTTATCTGCAGTCATCCACGCATTCCCGCCAGCAATCATTGCAATCCATCCGATCACCTGTCTGTGAGTGGTATTTGTAGGTTTTTCCTTTACCATGATGTTATCATCAGAAAACGAAGTAACATCCATCTGCACACCGCACGTTCTGCAAGAATCTTTCAGAATATCCTTTAGGCTGAGTGGATACGTTAAATGTGTGGTATAATCTCTGTCAAGTTTGTATGCATCGTCATAAGCCGAAAAGCTTACGGTATCTCCATAGCTTTCCGGGTCAATTACGGTATAAGTGCCACTTTTTATAGTCAGATCACCTATATCCGTGCTAATTGACTTGTACAATGTTATCTTGGCACCAAGAAAGCTATGAACTCTATATCTGTCATCTGCGTTATACAGCTTTACTGTAATTTTTCTGGAAACAACATTGCCGAGTGGCAAACTTTGTGTACCAGCTCCATCAACAATGTTGTTGCCAGATATTAAAAATTCGGATCGGCCAAGATTTAACACTGTGCCATCCAAGAAAGTAACCATTGCAGATGGATACCAGTCACTACGCCCGTATATAGCTTTCTTATATGCATTGCTAATGTGTATCATAGTGGATTCACCCCGATTATGTTAAAACTAAGGGATTTGTACTTTTCTTCTCCCTCTTTTAATGTCCCGATATCTACACTTCCTTGTGTGACGTAAAACGGTGCTTCTCTCCATCTTCCGTAATACACGGAAAAATAATATAGTTGCACCTGTCTCTGATTTATAATCATCTGCAAAAGGCTTGACATTTCTGATATACTTATGTCGCTTCCCTCATAAGCGTAAGATTCTACCGTGAACATCGGTTCATTGCACATAACACCACTCATTAATCGCTCTGTTCCCTCTGTAGAGGTAGTGGCAAAGCTAAATTTGAATGTGTCTGGCTGATGAATAGTCCGACCATTAATCTTAATCACTTGCTGTGCCATTTACCTACCTCCCAAGTTCGAATACATTCTGTCCGTTGGACATCTGCATCTCTTTTGCTGTATTAATAAGTTGCTCAAGTACCGTTCTGCTATCCAGATTTACCACAAGTTTTATCATTCCTGTACCTTTACCGCTTTCTTCACTTACGATTTTTCTTAACAGATTTTCCGGCATCTCCAAGTTGTTTCCCTTTGTCTGGTCACCAAGCACCGCTAAAAACGGATTTCCGGCCGGAATAACTGCCCCTTGTGCAAGGTAAGGAACCCTCGTGAAGTTCGCATGAGAAAGATTGATTCCTTTACCACCGATACCCGGAACCCAATCCGGCACCTTAATATGATTCAATCCATCAATCAGATTATTAATCGCTTTGACAATCACCTGTCCCATCGCATTAAACAAAGCAATAACCTCATTGACCGGGGTTTTGAATATCGAATAGATCATATTTGCTTCGGCTCGAAGAATGTTCAATAATTCTTTTCCGGCAGCCTTGAATTGGCCTGTAAAAACTAATTTAAAGAATGAGATAAATCCAGAACATATCTGCTTTATACTGTCAAAAACACCTTTCACGGTACTTAATAAAACTTCTATTCCCTCGCCCAATACTCCGAGTTGAGCATTCCAATCAACGGCAAATACCCCTTTTATCCAGTCTATAAGCTTTGACATTACAGCTTTAAGTTGATCCCAGTGAGTAGCTATTAATATGATTGCTGCTATTGCTGCTGCTATTGCAATAGGAACAATGCCAAACGTAGAAACTACTTGACCGATAACGCCAATTAATCCACCACCGCCTTTTAGAATATCGATTAGTGTTCCTATGTGTCCAGCAAATCCAAGAACTGCGCTTGATATAGTTGCAATTAAAGGAACTATCTTTGATGTAGCAAACGCTGTAACTAATGCTGTCCCAATGGCATCAACAATCCACTGATGTTCACCGAGGAAATTAAACAAGCCAGCAAGTACATTAATAAGTGCCGGAAGACCGCTCTCTATCAGCCATGTAAGCATCGGTAATATAATGTTCGTATACAATCTTTCTAAGAAACTTCCAATAGCTTCTATCAGCGGTGACATAGATTCAAACAGATTCTTAATCGAATTAAGTAACGGGTAAAAGTTCAACGATCCCGCCCACTGAGCCGTATCCCACACAAGACGATTGATGATATCAAGTACCTTTTGGAAAGCGTCTGCTATAGCCTGTATAATGGCCGTTCCTACGGCGTTTTTATTCCAAGCTATATTTAATTGCCTTGCGATATTCCCGACCGTTGTAAGCAGTCCCTGTGCGATCTGTAACATGGTAGACAATATCTGTGTGCCTGTACCATTCGTCCAGACTTCCAACATACTACTGCCGACACTCTTTGCCAGTGCTCCAAGCTCCGACAATGCATACTTAGCAGCATCAATTGTGTTCTTTCCCTCACGTTCCCACGCTTCTTTAAATGGTTGGAATATCTGCCCCAGTACATCCTTGATTTTTTCAAAAATCGGCGGTACATCTATTGGAACTTCTTCAAACATTTTGCTGATTGGTGTTCCGTTTGCACCGGATCCAGACGGTGTTGTGTCGGTATCCTTATTTGTTGTGTACCGATTAATTTCGTCCAGTGGTGACAGGTAGTCTTTCGCTGCTTTTGTGGCTTTCTTCGTAGACTTGGCGGTCTTGTCCAGACTGGCAGCATAATTTTTTTGTACTGCCAGTGCCTTTGTGTATGTTTTATTCCCGGAAAGATACCCGAAAAACATTCCTACATAGGTTATGGCTGTACTGATAAGGTCAATGAATCGTGACAGTATCGGTGTCACAACTTCCAGAATCGGACTGAAAGCTGTAGCAAATGCATTTTGCAATCTGATAAGGCTCCCCCACAAAGTAGATATATTTGCGTTTGTGGTTTTGGAATATTGAGCGAGATTATTGAATCCACCTATTATTCCTTGTGTAAGAGCACTAAGAATTCGAAAAACACTGCTAAACAACACAGACATCGTAAGCATTCTTCCGATACTCATTCTTGCTGATCCGGCTGATTTACTAGCGTCTTTAAATGACCTACTCAGTTTTGAATTGGAATTTGCAGTTTTACTATTAGCACTGTTTACTCCAAATAGTTTTTCTTTCAAGGAAACCAAACCAGTACCATAACTTGCCAGTTTGCTTTTAATGCCAGAATACGATGTGTTTAATCGGTTCTGCATATCAGCAAGTCTTCTTTCCGCAACAGCAAGTTTTTCAACTTCGGCTTGCGGAGCTTCTGCACTCTTAATTTCTTTAAACGCTTTGCCACTTTTTTCTAAATCAGCCAATTTATTTTTAGCGTTTTCGATCGAATTTGACCACTCATCCACAGTACGTTGCTGATCTCTATATATATTAGAATTGATATCTCCACCATTAGAAACAAACCACTCTTGAGCCTTTATGAGTTGATTCATTTTTGCCGTAGTCGTTTCTATCTCGTCCTGTATTTTCTTGTATTCTGCGGTTGGGATGCGCTGATTTGCATAGGATTCTACCTTTTGGCGTAACGATTCTACCTTTTGCTCTTGTGCGATGTATTCGTTATTCAGTTTTGCAAAAGCATCTATCTGCTTGTTGATGGCGTTTTTTGCAGACGTCCCTAAATTATCCACCCTGTTTGCTGCTCTTCGCAATCCGGCTTCAATTTCTTGTGTGCCAGCCTTTACACCATCAGTTCTTATTTTTGTGTTGATAACAATACTTCCATCTTCTGTCATGTATTGTCCTTTCTACCGCTAAATATTTGCGGTCAGCGGGTATCTCCACATGATACCCGGTTAATTATTTGCGAGCCCGAATACTCTTCTTAATTCTTCTTTTTCTTCTTCGCTTCGCTCTGGTGTCGCTTTAAGGTCAACAAGTTCTTTGTTGCTAGAATAGAATTCTTTTTCCCAACTATCCAATTTCTTCCCTTTTGAGACTTTTTCACGAATGTTAGTGATAGTGCTGAACATAGATTCTCCAATCTCCATGAAAAGTCCCATGAACGTCCACCAATGCAAGTACTCTTTCTCACGAATATCCTCATGTGCCACTTTATTAATGGCCGGAATCAGAATCTTTGCATCTTTTTTCCAATCCATAAGTTGCGGTTTTTTCTTATCTTCCTTAAATCCGCAGTCGATAAACTCTTTCGCCGTCTTTAAAGCTTCTTCCCAGTCTTCCGTTGGAAGATTATCAAAGTCTTCGTAGAATATAGCCAGAATCGTTGTGTATATCTCCAAGTTTTTTTCTTCCTCTGACATTCCGGCTACTATATCGGGATCATTAATAGCACAAAGAATATCTAACACGGCTCTGTAATCTGAGCGTATTCGATATTCTTTGCCGTTTACGTTAACGGATTTCGGAAGTTTCCAGACATCCATTAGTTATGGTACTTGGCCACGTACTTATTTACACGGCGCTGTACCTTTGTTACGTTTGTGTTCAGTTTTGTTTCAATGACTTTTGCAACACTGTCAATTACAATTTCGAGGAAAATTCTTCCATCATCCATTGGCGAAAACGGTCCGAGAACCTGGAAAAATGCTTTTTCTGCATCTCCATTAATCAGATAAGACATTTTCTCTGAAATTTCTTTTTCTGCTTTTCTGGCAGCTTCAATGCTGTCATCTTCCGGCATCTTGTAATTTTTCCAAAATCGAACGACTTCTTCGTATCTGTCAACAATGTTAGTGTCAGTCGGTGCGAACACTATACTTCCAAGAGTTTCACCAAACTGGTTTTTGATCGGAATTTTGACTCGGCCATCATTTATCTTAATAACCAGTTCGCTATCATTTCTTTTTTTTGGTAACTTGTTGCTCATATTATTCCTCCTGTTAATAAAGCGTTACAGTACTTCTTTTCCTGTAGAAAGACTATGTGGGATTGTTCCGGCTGTAAATTCTGGGTTTCCAGAAGCGAGCGAAGTTGCACTTACATATCCCTCTGTCCTCTTTCCATCGGAAGACACCTTGAACGGAATGTTTACACCAGATGTATCTCCACCATAAGACTGAGGTTTTACCATAACCTCTTCGACATACGCAAGGTGGTTTTCTGCACTTGTATCTTCCACAAGAACTTCCAACATAAGTGTTTTGCAATCCGCTCCTTTCAATCGTTTCATTGCAATATCCCTAATCTTCGGATACAGATTTTTGTCCGGGTTTGCATAGTATGTATCTGCATCCATAGACGGTTCATATCCATTATCTGTTGTTTTTGTCTGGCCAAGAATGTTCTTCTTTGTCTCTGTATCCGGGTTCAGATCAACCGACATATCGTCAATGTCATCACCAAGGATTTCCCACGTAGCACTTGCTGCTGACTGTTTGAAACTATAGTCCAGGTAATGCGCGAGTGCTTCTCTACTAAGATTTCCCATATTATAGTCCTTTCTACCGTTAACTTTTTACGGTCAGCGAACATCTCCAATTGATGTCCGGTTAATTAGTTCTTATGAATACATTTCTGTATTTAAGAGACATACTAATCACCCAGTCTTGCACATTGTTTTCGTAAGTTTTGTCAAGGTATGATGGTGTGATTCTTGTAATCTCTTCTATTTTTCGTTCTTCTGTAAGTGTTGGGTAAGATGAAAGCTTTTGTTTTTCGCCATCAATCACGACTGTTTGTCGTTCCAGCCATTTACCTACACTATCAAGAAATTCCTTGATATCCGCTTTCATATTCGGAGAATCACGGGATGTCCTGTACACGATATAGAATGGGTAGTTGCAAAGCTGATTCACCTTGCCTGTTACCGATTTTTTCTCCTGTGCAATCACCGCACCGGATACCGGATAGAATGCTATTCCATCATCTTCTTTCAGAGTGGAGAATTTAAACACTTCTCCGGTTTCCAATCCCGGATACTGATTCAGCAAATCTTTAAGTGCATTTGTTACAATGTCGTATCCATCAACATCGTATTTAACTGCTTTTTTACTATCCACCGCCTGCACGTTTTTTCACTCCTTTTACCCATGTATCGCAAAATTCATCTTTAGCAGCATCAAACCAATGGTCTGTTGCAAAAGGGTTCGGCTCTTTCGAGAACTGAATATCACGGTCTGTTACCACCTTTTTCGCCCCCGGTCTCGCCCACGGTGATCCTGTTTCCGGGTCTACCATAACTTTTCCCATGTACAAAAATCTTGCGTAAGGACCATATCCGGCATAAACCTTTCCACTACCTTTCAGGGATTCATTCTGCACACTAGTAGTATCAATCAAAATTCCGTCTCTTTGCGGAATATACTTTTTTGTGCCTGTCCATACCTGTTCATCTAACCAAAGTTGAGCATCTTGGAATTGCTTTTCGAATCGGTCAAAATTCACATTCACTTTGATGTCAGCTTCAACTATCGAGATGTTCGGAAAATGGAACATTCTGCTACGTGCCATTTACTTTCCCCCTATCTCAAAATGTGGAATAAGTGTGTATGTTCCGACATTTGTGATTAAGAATACATTGTCGTGATTTTTGTTCATATAATCATAAAAGCCACCGTCTCTCCGGCTCTGATAATCTTCGTCTGCTATCATCTTTTCATCATGTTCGCCCTCAATGAAAAAGTCACCGCTTGCAAATGTGACGGTATGTCCAAGCGTATCGTTAATTTGTTTCGCCCATTTTTTAGGCTCAAGATACTTTTTTCCAGCTACTACTTTTTCATCTGATACCATGCGATACAAAACATGGAGCGTTGCCGTGTCAGCCGTATCAAGTCCTGTCTTTTCGATGTTTGCGGATTTATCAACAATGAGTTGAACACCTTTAATTACGGTCGGATACCAAAATATTTCATCTTTCTGATTCGTGTATTTGTTGAATACAGTTATGGTTTTGCTATACATTGGTATCACCTCTCGTTAATAAAACTTCTTACCGCATTTTTCACACTTCCATATGTTCCTTGTTTCTTTTATCCTGTTTCCGATATCTTCCAGATACGTTCCGGCATGGATTTTCTTTTTGTGTTTGCAAAATAATCTTTTAATAATTCCCATTGTTCAAATCCCTCTATATAGCAAGTACACTCCGTTATCATCGGTAACGTTAAAAAGATAGCTAACCGCTGCTTCGAGAAGCAGTTTTTTCTCTTCTTGCACATTGGTAGCTGCTACGGTATACCGATTGCTCTGGCTGTTCCCGTTAGCGTAAGATATGCTTTCATTTCCAGAAGAAACAGAAGAGACGGTCTTATTTACGACCGTCCCATCTTCTCTCTGTATGGTTCCTATGGCATCCATAGAAGCTTTTTTAGATTGATCTATCTTATACATTTCATCAGCTATTGCACATACAGCTTTTTGAACTTTTGTTTCTGCTCGCTCATTTTCTGGAAGCCCATCAACAAGGCGATCCATCGTGTAGTTGTCTACGCAGTCACTGGCTCGTTCTACATATTCACGAAATTCGCTTTCTGGAATTGTTTTTCCGAAAAATTTTTTTGTATAAAACTTATAATCTGTGTACGCCATAGTGTTTCACCTAATTTTCCTACTTTCTTGGATTCGATCTCGTCTTTGGCTTTACGTCACTGACTTCTTTATATTTTTGTGGATTGTTTTCCATCAACTGAGCACTCGTTTCATGCTCGGTTGATAAGATTCTTCCTGTTTCCAAGTCTTCAAACCGTCTCATGTTTACTCACCTTTCTTGTTTTTGAAGATAAGGTCAGGCATTACAGATTTTGTTCCGTAGTGGTAAAAGAGTTCGATGCCATATGCTTCTGAAAGAGGAATCTTCTCAGCACTGTATGGTGTGGATTTAACAGGCTGTGCGATAGCTCCATCCACCATCACGATCACGTCAACGTCTGTCGGCATGTGCACGCATGAGAATGTTTTTACGCCATGATAAGCATAGAACTCTTCGTCAGCCACGCCAACACCCGGCACTGTAACTTTGTCCAGATATGTGCGGATTTTTCCGTAGAATTTTGGTGTACAGATCATATTCATCATAGAACGTGGTACTCCGTCCACATATTCATTCTTGGTAGTTTCGCACTGCTGAATCATGGTTTCAGCCTGTTCCTCAATAGCTGTAATACCTGTCAGATCAACTTCTGTCGCATCTGTTCCGGCAACTTTGAAGAACTCAGTGTCGAGTTCTGCAATCATTCTAAGCGCATGGTTTGCTGTTCTTTTTGCGATAAGTCCCTCTACTCCGAGAAGAGATACGTCTTTCTGTTCAACCTCTTCTACAATTTCCTTATCTACATCAATCGGAATCGTAACCGGCTTTCCTTTTACTCCATCCCCCTTAGCTGCACCTCTGGCAGTTCCGTAATTCTTAGATGTCGCATTTGCGAATCTTTTCGCTTCTACGGTTCCGGCTGACGGATCACCGGAAAGTTCGGTATTCTTCATTTTTCCAGAAATAGTGTTCTTCTGGACGTTTTCAATGACCTTCCCGTACTCTTCTGCAAGAAGCATTTTTCCGGTTGTGTCAAGTAACATATTTAACGATGTAATTCTTGTTGTTTCTGCCATTTTTGTTCTCCTTTAATTCTTTAAGGTCAACGGCTATCTCCTATTGATAGTCGGTTCACAGTATGGTTTTACCAAACAGTTCCAGGAACAAACGGCTCTGCTTTCTGTTCACTTCCACCTTTTTCTGTAGGTGTAGTGAATACTGGTGGTGTCTTACCATCAGCCACGAAAGCATCTTTCTGAGATTCTTTCAGCTCTTTCATGTAATCATCAAGGCCAAGAATTTTTTCACCCTCACGTTTCAGACCCTTGTCTTTAATCATGTTGATGATTCCTGTTTTGGCAAAATCAGAACTGAATTTTTCGCCCGCAAGAGCCTTTGTCAGAACGTCATTGAAGTCTCTTTCTTCAATCTTCTGGTTGTACTCTTTTTCACTGGCATCAAGCTTGTCTTTCCATTCTTTTTCTGCATTCTCAGCTTTCGTCTTCCACTCATCACGTTCTCTTGTGATTGCATCGAAGTCTTTTCCCTCGAAACCGTCCAAAGTCTCTTTCGCTGTTTCATACTGTGTTTTAAAGTTGTCACGTTCCTGTGTCAGAGTTTCTACTTTTCGTGTCTGCTTATCATAGTCAGATACGCTTTTGTAATTCTCTTTCACTGCATCTTCGATTGTCTTTTTCTGCTCATCTGTAATTTCAAGACCAGCATCTTTGATAATCTGAATAATATTTTTCATGTTGCATATCCTCCTCAACGTCTCTTATTAACCGCTTCGTCTGCGGTAGGGATTCAGACAGATGAACCTCTGTCGGGGTAATCGGGATACACGGAATCGAACCGTGGACATAAGTCTTTTTTTCAAAGAGATGATTGTGACTTTTGTTCTACCATTGAACTATATCCCGTTAGTGGTTGGTGTAAGTGTTCCCTCTATACAGTTCCAACCACTGTTACGGATATTTAACGGTCAATCTGCATATTGTTCCGTAACTAACTCTATACAGAAAAAGGATAGCCGGAAATGAATCCATGCACCATACTGTGCACTATCCTTTGCGGGATAAAAATTTATCATCTTATATTTTTAGGAGGTAACATAAGATGGCGGTTCCCTAAGTCCGCAACCTTAAGGGAAAGCCTAACGGGCGTTTGACCGCCCTTTAATCAGCATTCCGCTATTAGGCTTTAATGAAAGGAGGTGTATCAAGCAAGAAAAGAAAATGTCCTATGTGATTCACCGTATATATCGTAACATTAATATATATTGTACTCCGTACCCATGTTTTTACATTTCCGCAAGCTTCTTGATTTGCCTTTGAATCTCTTTCCGTTCTTCTGCAAAATCTGAATCCATTACCATAGAGGAAAGCATGTCGTACACTTCTACCATAAGTTTCCCGACACTTTCCATCAGTTTGTCTCTGTGTGCCTGATCTCCGTTCTGTTGATACATCTCTTTCGCCATAATGTACTGGTCATATAGTGCATCAATGTTTTTGTCGTACTTTCCGTTACTGTACTTCTTGATAAGGTTTTCCGATGCATCCGCAATCATCCCCGGTACGCTTTCACATTCCAAAGATTTCATATTGCACAATGTAGATGTAATCATGTACATTGCCTGTAAGTTAGACATATTTAAGTCTTTCTTTGCAGATGCTTTCTCACGTTCAAGCTGTTCTTCCAAAATCTTTTTGATCTCGCTCATTTATTACACCTCGATTCCTTTCATTTTCTTTTTGTATTTGTCGTGAATCTCCGATTGAATTTCTGTGATGTATACCATGTCGTATCCGGTAGATATGAGGTCGTTAATCATACATTCTACAGTTTTTAATTCTTCGCTTACATCCTCTACCAAACATTCCACGAACATAGCATCAGCCACATGGCCGTTTTCTCTTAGCGTGTGTGCGTACTGTTCGTACACTTCCTTTGTTTCGGATTCCCAATTGTGATACTCGACAAAGCCATCTTCTACGGCTTTCTGCTTTGTGCTTTTCCCAACGCTTAACCGTTTGGCCGTTCTCCACGCATCCGGGATAACATTCACTTTTCCATCAAATACATCATCAATAAGCTGATTGTGATGGTTTATAAAATATCGGCACACTTTCCTACGTTCCAAGCTTTCCGAAATGTGCTGGTACTCATGCATCCGCTTAAAGCCTTTTAAGCCAAGGAAATCGAAGTAGTCCGCAAACTGTCCGTGCATCATAACAGCTCCGATAAACCGTTCGTTGATTTCGGCAAAGATTTCTTTCGGAGTTTTGACATCTAGGTTGCTTTTAAAATCAATCATAGAAACTCACCCCTTTTCTATGAGAGCTTTCCGGCTGAGGTTTCAATGTATCCAGTAATTTGTTGAATTCTTCTCTTGTTACGTACTTAGCGTCCATGTTTTCCACTACAGGTTGTGGATTGTTCGCCTGTACTTCATGGAATTCAAAAGCTTTAAACGTAACACTTCCCACACCGTCAACGGATTTAACATAGAAATACGGTGCATTGTTATCCATCATCCAAGCCGTTGTTCCCGGCTGTACGATCTGATTTCTTGCCCCGTCAATTCCGGCTACCTGTATCCAGTTCACATTCGGCTGTGCCTGTGGCTTGTATTGCTGTTGAGCCTGTGATAAGTTGTCTATCCGTTGTCGTAATGCCATCTGGTCTTGCATATAAGCATCCTGTGGCATGTACGGTGTATATGACATATATGGATTCATACTCATACCTCCTGTAAATTAGTATTTGTTGTTCTCTATGCTTTCATTTTACGCATAAAAAAGAGACCTTAACAGTTCGTTAAAGTCTCTAAAAAGTATCACTTATTCTTTTGCCCTGTTGCTTTGATATGTGCAATTTCTTTTGGTATCATTCCACAAACATCCAATCTTCTGCAAACATATCAGTTTGAGACGGAACCCATCCGACAACGCATTTATTATCTGCTGTTTTCATAGTAATTGACGGGAGCATATCGTAAGGTTCATCATTTTTCTTTTTCAGTTCTGTTTTCGTAAAGAAATGGATTTCATCTGCGACAAACAAGAACATCCCCTTGCCATTCTGTCCTTTACGTGCCACCTTAAGTCCTCTTTTCAGATAACGGATAGCATCATCAAAGCCAAATGTTGACTGACCGCCGAGAACACCGCAATTCTCTCCATCGGCAATCATCCAATCGTCTCTCTGTGTGTGCATGAAAGTATATTCCACTCTCTGCGTTTCACGGATATCAAGAATTTCTCCCTGTCCTTTGTCGGAATCCTTTGGTCTGCAATGAATCATAATCGTCTGCTTGTCGTTATCCCAACACCAGTAACCATTCCATCCAGGCAATTTTACTTTCGCACCCTGTTTCATTAATTCAAACGCTTCTTTAAAAATCATAATTATTCCTCTACTAATTCAAATCTATACTTCTGCTTCACATCCGGGTATTTCTTCCTGTCTACTTTGCTAACAAACATTCCGTAAGGTCTGCACCACACGCCATTAGAGCATTCATAGACTACCTTGAACTGCCCCGGCATTTCGCTATCCTGTGCAATATACAGGACTTTTACTGTCTCGCCCTTGAAGTGCCTGTACACCTGTCCGGGTTCAACTTTTCTATTGCTCACTGTCGGCGGTTCATTGTTGAAATACTTCTCGCATTCTGCCAAATCACAGTTCTCTCTCATAAGCGGATGCTTTTCATTCAGCTTCTTAATCTCTGCTTTCTGTACGTGAATGTGCTGTCCTACAAGTGGAAATCCACAGCCATAAAGCATTTTCGCCTTAATGTGGTGTGGTTCAAGTCTTCCTGTCGGGTCTATGAGATATCCGCTTATTTTAAAAATCTTAGGTATCATAGAATCACCTCTCTAATCTTATAATTGTGTGAAATTCTTTTTCAGATAAGGCACTTTCAGTCACAAGCCAAAGACTATCGTCAGCAATATTCCTAGAAGCATATACTTTGAACAAAAGTCCAGAAACAATAACATTTTGGCATTTATTTGTCATTGACAAACCATCAAGACTTTTTTTAGGGACAGCAAACGACAGTGTATATGTACTTTCTGCCCCAGTTAAGAGTTTTTGATAGTCCATGTGCTCAGAAATAATTGTTTCCCCGGTAGAATAAAATTTAATATTCCACCCAATACGGTTTTTGAGATCAATCATTTCATCTGCCGTAATGTTCGGCGTTTCATCGACTATCGTTTCCTCTGCCGGATACATTTCCCAATCTTCCGCAAGCATATCTTCTTGTGTTGGTGTCCAGTTTGGCTGAAAGATTCCTTTTCGCGTATAACCCATAATGCAGTCCGAAAAACATTCTTCTTCTGGTAGAATTGCAAGAAACGTTTTTGTTGTTAAACCTTTGTTTCTTCCAATAAAAATAAACTGTTTTCTCCCATTAAAAAAGTTTTCTTTCCATACATTACGTGTAACTTTCTTTCCATTTTTCATGCATTTTATGGCTTCTCCGAAGTTCATATCTTTATCCCCTTTCAATCATATAATCATCCATTTGCACCTGTTATTTTGTTGTGTTCTTCTTCAGATATTGGTTTTGCTCCAACTAAGCAAAATGTATTAGTTTCAACTCTTGATCCGTAATATGCTTGGAAATCTATTTTTTCTGTATGGACATTCGAAAAATCATAAAAAGGTTTTACAAATTCAGAAGTTTCAAAAACAGGAATATGCACTGTATGTCCATGCTTATATTTTTTTCTTCCTTTTTCGTCAATAATCAAACCAGCGTTAAAATTTATTTCACCAAACCCAAGTACGCCCGATACTTCTTGACCAGTTGCTTCGATGTGTGCTTTACAAGGTTTTACATCTTCAAGCCACATACCTATACCACACTTTCAATCTTATCATTTACTCTTCTACTCAATCTTTTGACCGTAGACACACTCACATTCATTTCTTCCGCGCAGTCCTCTAAAGGCATAGCTTTAGCACGGAGCCGGAACAGTTTCAATTCATCCGATGTAAAGTTGCATTCTAACTCAAAATAGTCAAGTTCTGGTCGTGTAAAAGAGTATATTTTCATAATTCCTTTGGTTTCTTGTCCGTCATAGCATTTACAAGCTCTTCCCGAGTTTTTTTTAAACCCTCAATGTTATTTCCTGTGATTTTGTTTTCAATCAAATTAAACATACTTCTCATTAATAGATTCATATCATCCCTCGTATTCCTTATGTTCTTATAATCGTTATCAAGTTTCTGATTAATCCCTGTGATAGATGTTTCAATGTTCGTTATTCGCTTTTCAATTTGTTCTATACGGTTGTCCTGTTTTTCTTTTGGTGCTTTCCATGATTTGTACCACCCGGAAAGCACCGCAACAGCACCGCCGATAACAGATATAGCACCGCATATAGCAAGTATCTGTGTTATTAGTTCCATGTGTTACGCTCCATAATTCAATCCGATTCCGGCTTGCCTGTATATCTCTTTTCGCATTCTCTCTTTCAGTTCCTCTACATCAATAGTGACTGTCGTGTTTTCTGCAACCTTTACATTTCTGTAATCATGAGCCTTTAATACAGGTGATGCCATATCTTCAATAATTGGTGAGGTAGTATGCGTAAGATACGCTTCTTTTTCCAATCGTTTATTCTTGCACCTATCCTTAAACGGACACTCTCTGCACATTTTTGCCATTCTTGTCAATCCACTCATTTTACATCACCTTTCGCATTAAGATATCTTTGTGCTGCTTTTGCAGACTTTACAGCCTGTGACCTATCCCACTGTGCTACCCGTAGCCGTTCCGAATATTCTTTAAGGTTATTTTCTTTGCAGTAATCACGATACTGCTTATTCTGCCGTCTGAGTACCGCTGACTTGCGGTCATATGCCTGTTGCAATTCGAATTTGAGCTTATCATCTCCGCTTGCATCTATAGCAGTCTGCAAATTCTGAACCTCTCTCTTGCTGTTGCGAATGCGTCTTTCCATAAGCCGTTGCTTTTTCGCGCGCTCTTCCGCTTTGATATTGTCTTCGCTTGACAGGTTAATATCTGCATACGGATTGTTTTCACCGTCACCGGATCCGAAAGAGTGTCGGCAGTTCACGCCACACAACCCTGTCACCGTTCCGTAGCCTGTTGTTGTTCGGAAGTCCGGGAATCTCTTGTCTTTGCCTGTCCGGGAATAGAATTTCCCTTGCCACCAAAAGTGGTTCGTTGGATTGTTACCACCATCACCAATTCGTGCGCCAACATGTGCCGATACTAGGATGGTATCCCATTCCAATTCTTCCATTCGTTTTAGTGCGATCGTTCCGGCACACTGGCTTATCCCTGTGCGAACAGTCATCATTGTAGCTGATTCAATGCTCATTTCTCTACCGGACGGATAGGATACTTTAACACCTTGCCGTATCATCCTGTCAACAGCATTTCTGACGGCCTGTGTATATGATATGGCACCGCTTGATGTCATGCGGTAAGCTGTGTCAACCTCTTTCAAAAACAACTTCTGTGCTTCATCTGCAGTTGTTCGTGTAAGGTTTCTCCATTCTCCGCACGTAGCGTTATAATCTCTTTCCAGTATTCTGAGCAATGCCGGAGATTGCAATAAGGGCGTAGGTGATAGTCCTACCGCCCTATATATTGCATCGTCTCTCTCGATAGCTTTTATTCCGGCTTCTTCAAATGCGCTTTTAAGTTCTCGCTCTTGCTTCTTCGTTTTGTCAGCAATCTCTTTTTGTATGTCTTCCAATAAGTACCCGGATTCTTGCAACACCTGTATCTGCCATCTGTCCGTAGCTGTAAGTAGATAATCTTCTCCACGTCCTATACGTACCATTATGCGCTCAACGATCATGTCCATGATGTTCTTGTGCATATCAGAAGATATCTTTTCAGCACCCTCGGTCACATGGAAGAGATATTCCGGCGTAAGCATTATTTGTCCTTTCTGTTTGAAATCTTCATCGCCAGAAGCAGAAAGACGCAGATTACAATAATATTAATCGTACTTGTTGCCATGCTTATTCATCCTTTCCAATCTGCTTAATAATCTGATTAACGTATGTACTCAGTCCGGCTACCATGATACCTTGTACTACAGACGTGAACAGTGCCATAAAAACGTTTTTCATGCTGTCCAAATCGCAAGTTGCCGTTACATACATTCCGCAAATAATAATTCCAATACCTCCGAGAGAAAGTGGAATGTCTTTATCCTTAATCCTATGTGAGCCTTTCATCCATTTTCCCAGAAAATACAAGGCAAAAGAAACCACCATTAACTCCGGCTTTACATAACTAATAATCTGTTCCATTTTTTAGTCCTCCTTTACAGACATTATCATTTATCTTTCGGATTGACGTGTCCCCTTACACCTCTTCCCATCCATACACACCCGGTTCCCATACATTGTTGTCCGTGGTGCTAATCCATGTCTTGCCATTGTGTGTTACCTTGTCGCCCTTGCTATATGGATTGGTACTGTCCGGCTGTTCCCACTCTGGAATCGTATCACTGTCCGGTATAAGCACCTTGGCGAACAGAGACGGCGCATCCGGTGGCGTCCATGTATCTTGGCTTGTGTGTGCGGTAAGTACCTTGTAGATAGTGCCGGAATACTCCAATCTCTTACCGACTGCATAAGTTTTCCCGGCTTCCCACTTCTCCACAAAGTCTGGATACTTCAATATTTGTTCATCGGTCATGTTGGCTGTCTGGTTTTCCAACAGCTTCCGCAACTGCTCTGCTTGTTCTCTTGTCACTGTACCACCCCCATGATTATATTAAGTGCTTCTTCTGCACTTAAGTCCGGCTCTGGATAGACTGGGTCATCCACAAGTTTCCACACCTGCCTAATCTCCGTCTCTTCTTCTTCCCAACTGGATTCCCAGTGTTTGCCCTCTGTTACCTCTGTATGCATATCTGTGTACACCACTTGTTTATATCCTAACTGTTCCAGTTCTTCCGGCAATGGGTTGTTGATTGTCTTGCCGTCCAAAGTTATCGTCTTTGGCGCACTTCTAAGATAGCCGTTTTCTAATTTTGCGTACATTTTTTTAATCACCTCGCTTTCTTTATTTTTATGTAATCACCATCAAAACAAGCGGCGTTATAACCTCCATGCGCTACATTGGCATTGCTTCCAACACCAACATATAGTGTCCCGTCTGATGGGATAACAATCTCGATGCTTCCAGATTCTGCAAGCCGATTTGGAGTATATAACAAGTACGCTCCACCGCATCTACGCATATCGTAGAAATATTTGCTTGTCGTCCTAACATTGCTCCATTCGATATAATACTGTTCTCCTCGTTTTACACTGAATACAATAGCCGGACACCGCTTGCCGTACCACATTCCACTATTGGTTAGGTAAGCTTCATAGAGCCATTCGCTTGTTTCTTCTTGCGTTGCAAGCAACCTACGCCTTAAGCTGTGCTGTGCTGTGCTGTGCTGTGCTGTGCTGTGCTGTGCTGTGCTGTGCTGTTAGGATTTTATTACTTTTCATTTTTGTTGCAACCTCCTATCTATAATATATCTTCCATATTACATCTTTTGAACTTGCTCCTTTTCCAGTGTCTGAACCGAAGCTGATTTTTTCAATGCCTTCATCATTTGAAGATATAAAATTATAAAATATTCCATTAGATGCTCCTGGAAAAGTAGGTACGACCGACCTTGTTCCAGTAAGTTCAAAACCAAAAGGCATCTTTATAATTTTAAATAATTGTTTTCCACCAGAAGAAGCAGGTGCAGAATTCTGAATGCCGTATCTTAAACCACCATTAACGGAAATTATTTCCCAAGCATTAGTCAGCCCTACATTCCCGTTATATTCAACCATAATCATCACTTCGCTAACGACATATGGCAAAGTAAAAGTATTCTCTCCCGATGCCCCGTCATTTACATATTCTGTTAGTAATTGCCATTCTTTCACTTCATCTTCCTCCTGTCCATTCATAAGCATTATTCTCCGGCGGCTCATATCGTCACCGCCATTCTTGACAGGAGTAAGACAGTTAGATTACAATCGCCCTGACTGACTGACTGACTGACTGACTGACTGACTGGCAAGATTGTGTGTTAATTTACGTTTCATGTCAACTACCTCCCGTAGATTTCTATTGTGCCAGATGTAAACTTAAAGTCATTTAAAAGACATAATGTCATTTTAGAAATATTTTCTGGTGTAAACTTATTTGGAATTATGCTTGTCCTATACATCTGTGTCGATGCAACATTAAGTCCATATGCCCCATGATTATTTCCCGTTCTTATCCATGTTTTTCCAACTTTCTTTATGTGCTGAATAGTGTTTTGTACATTTGTGGATAATTCACCGTTAATTCCGTTAAGATTATTGGCAGTTCCGATAGCAATAATTAACTGCGAATTAACTGTTGCTTTTAAATTCTCACAGAACATATACATATCTGTACAAGGTTTACTCAACTGTATCTCTACATTAGCCGTTTCTTCCGTTATGCTTGCAGTACCGACAAGCTCATATTCTTCGCTCATTACACTTTCCACCTCACTTCCCAATGTCCTTCTCCGTTCCATCAGCTCACGCTCCAATTCTGGCTAGTTAACAGCCCCTCTAAAATTGATACCTCATATACCTTGTTAGCATCCACGCTAAAGCTACCGATATTGACATTGGATGGATGTACTACTCGTGTAGCGGTTGCTCCACTTTTAAAGATGAAATGCACCTCACCCGTTCCCTCTCCGATGGTGTATGCTAATGATGTCATTTCCGGGAATACATAGAGCTTATTAGGCTCGAGCGTTACTACGGTGTCTGTAGCAAGTTTTTCGATACGCTCTATACCGCCTGTCTCGATTGTGATGGCAATGGCTTCGTTTCCATCGTATGTGTAGGTTTGGTTGCCATACATGATTTTTAAAGCTTGTGGGTTGGGGAGAGTGGTTGGTACTGTTGGGATTGTTGGCTTTCCTTGTAAGTCTTCATAGTTGCCAGAAAAATCACTCTTGTCATTCCAACTCTGTTTTTCTGTGTCTGTAACAATACGGTGTTCTGCATCATCCTGTAAATCGGACAAATTTTTCGGGATTTCCGTTGTGTCCGGCAATGCTCCTACTTCTTCTGCGGTATAAGTAGGTTTTTCTTCCTCTTTTGCCCATGCTGGTACCGTTGGATCCGTCTCTTCTATAGGATTCTTTTCCAGATAGCTTTTTACAGATTTCTCTATCTGCTCCTCGGAAATAGGCTCTTTCTCCAATGTGTCTACTCTGGATATAAGGTCAAGAATGACATCGGCGTGAGTCTCTTCGATCTCTTTATCCGTGTCTATCGTCTCTTTGGCCTTTCCGGTAGCCGGACTGGTTCTGAACACTTCTACTTTATCTTTGCTTTTTGCTTCTACCGCAAAATATATAGATGTATCCTCGTTTGCGTCAAAGATATGTCGCTTTAACTCCCACGAAAAAGTTATATTCTCCCCGTCTACCTTCACGTCTTTTACGGTATATTTCCCTGGCAGTCCTTTTGCAGTATAGTAATTTACGAAAATGTAACAGTCAGACAAGTCGGCATTATCTCCTACGATTTTCGGGCATTTGAAATATTTTCTCTCTATATTGTCCTCTCCGTACACTCCAAAAAGTTGTTCACTTTTGGGGATTGTAATTTTTCTTGTTGATGGGTCTATGATTAGATATTCCATTTTGGTTCACCTCTTTCCTATTCTTCGTACAATCCACTGTCCGGCTTATTCTGTTCCTGTGCTTCTTCAATCATTGCTTTCGCTTCTTGTTCGGTCATTCCCTCGAATTTCACAAAATACATCCATGCCGGAACCTTGCCCTGTACCACATAGTTCCACCACCGTGCACGATCATCTTCTAAGTTGTATACTAGGTCTTCAAAATCACATGCAGTTTGGTAGTTGGATACCGGAATAGTGCCGTTTGCTGTGCCGACTGCATACAGGATATAGATGATTCTGTGCAGTACTCCATCATGGTTCTTTCCGTCCAAAATGTTTCGGAATGCCTGGATGGTATGCAGTGTACGTCTATCGTCAGATTCTACCTGTGTTGCTGTCTGTATGCCTTGATTCTGATCGAAAGAGAAATATCCGTTTGAAAATCCGCATTTATATCCGATGACGGACAACAAGAAGTTAATACCGGCTACACGCTCGGTCACTAATAACGTTGGAACGTGCTCTTTGATGCTGTCTTCATTTGCTCCCATTTCGATCCCCTGAATGAATCTTGGCAATTCAATAGAGTGTTTGTCTGCATATTCAATAGCTATCTGCGGTACGTAAGTAATATGTCTACTATCTTCCGTTTCATCCCCCATCATGTTTAATGCAATGTCGAGCCATCTCAATTCCTCGATGCATTCTGAAAATGCCGGGACAGCCAGCGGAGATTCTTTATCGACTGCATTTGCGTAAGGATTTCGCCAGTAAACAAACAGTGGATATTCCAACCCATGTACGTACACTTCCGGCTCAATGTCTTTCCATTCATCTACCCTGTCAAGCGTGATCTCTGTACCGATCATATCTTTGTTGTCTGATTTAAAAGCCTTACTGGATATATGGTATACACGTTCCAGTCCGACATCCTCAAATCTGTGATACTCAGCTTTTGTGTAGTATTTGTCATTTTTTTTGAGGTATGAGAAAAAGATAGCTGCTAACGCATCCCCGTCCGTATTTGTGTCTGTGATTAAAAAGTAATCGGGATCCAAAAATTCCACATCATCACCGTTGCTCTTGACCATCATCCCACAGGTTGCACAGCTTTCCTCTTGTTTCTCCTGTAAGGTGTTCATTACGCTATCAAATCTCTTTTGTAGTTCATCATTCCCTGTAATCTGTATATCTGCATTGAACAGTGTGAGGTTTGCTATCTCACGACAAATCACATTTGAAAACCTTGTCGGCTTTATCCTCCCGGTACACCAATACGGAATACCAGATCGCATGTCTTTATACTTCGACAGGGCAGTATCCATATAAGATGACCGCCCTGTTTCTATTCCGAATATTTTTTTTGCATCGTTTACTCTAAACACTTTATCCCACACCGCCTTTATCTTTTCTATAATTCCCATCTGCTCACCTTTTCCTACGCACTCTGTCCACGTCTCATAGATATCGGACTAGTAGCATATCTCAACGCATCAATCCAGTGGTCGTTACCGTCCGGATAATCTGCTATCACTTCACCATTGCCATCTCGCTCATGCTCATACTCTATAACCTCTTTGTACAGTCTTGGTGTCCGTCTTGGGTCAATTACCAATGTACGGCATTGTAACCACTCAAACGTATATTTCCGGCTACCCGGTGTAACGATTGCTTTACGTGCCGGAAGTCCGGCATCCCGGAAGTCAACAATACTCTCTTCTTCATCCACTCCACAGTAGATAGCGCAATCATCATATCCCTTTTCTTTTATCTGTCGTGCCATCTCGCTGTTCCTTATTTTGCAACCGCCCAATTCATCCAGTGCGTATACTTTCTGTTGATTTGGAACATAAGCAACACGCAAAAATGCTTTCGGGTCCGGGAACCATCCCCAGTCCTCGCCCTGGTAGATAGATTGCATCCTACTTATTTCTTCATCTGTAATCTCTCTAATCTCTAATAGTTCAAAGATATTTGTGCCAAGTCCTACAGGGATTCCAAGATATTCATGCTCATAAGCTCTCGGGTTGGTTTTTTTCAGATACTCAGCATCATCGATGAATTGTTGCCCTAGCCATTCTACAGGAACAGATCTATAGTCACTCTTATGCCTTAAGCTGTCTGCTCTCGGCTCTGCTACATACTTATTCGCCCAGTTGCTGTTGCTGATCGGTGGATTGAACGATTTGAAAACAACGAATTTTTCGCCACCACGTAGAACAGACTGTTGTGTCATTCGTACCTCTTCCATTCCGGCAAATTCGTCCAATTCCTCAAACCATAGATATTTAAAATATCCTTTGCTAATCTTTATGGATTTCGTCTTTTTCGCCTTATCCAATCCACGGAAGATTATCTTCTGTCCTGTCGGCTTATACACATACTGCATAGGACTTAGGCTTGATGTCCATTCGTCCGATGCTCCAAGGGCATCTATTCCCCATGCGATTTGTTCAAATACCGATTCTCTTAGTGTATTCCCGACTTTTCGGAATACAACCGCATTTGAGTGTATGCCATTAACTGCGTCTTGCATCATTCCAAGTGGTATCTCTGTACCGATAAAAGATGATTTAGTCGAACCTCGACCGCCAAACAAATCATAATACGTATGCTTTCCATCTATGATATCCCAATGTACACCGTAAAAAGCCGGAGCTATCACATCTGTAAGCTTAATCTCCCCCATCTGCGTCCTCCGGTTTCGGAATGTTATTTATGATTGTGATTCCACCAGTATCTTTTTCTTCTCCATCGGCTTTCTCATACCAACGCATGAGTTCACGTCCGGCAGACAGGCGGTCGGAAATAGTAGCATCGAGGTCGAACTGGTCTTTTACTTCTCCACGCATGACGGAAGAGAAGAACCGGATCACTTCTTCAAGGTCGGCTGTCTTTTCATTCTGTATCTCTTTCATTCGTTCAGCAATATAGGCTTTTACGTTGGTATTTGTTAGTAATTTACTCGCATTCGTTCTCGCCGTTATATCTTTTTTTGCACTTTTGTATATTTCTTTGTACGCTCTTGTTCCGTTCAGATCTTTCAGATATTCATCGCAAAACGCTTTCTGCTTCGGAGTGAGTTCTTTTTTTTTCGGCATCTACCCACCCTCTTCCACAAATTCATCTACTTTGGTAAAGCACTTTCTTACCATATCCGCGCTAATCTCTACTGCCTTTTTACTAACAGACCACTTTCTGTTCTTTCCTCTCTCTACTTTTGCAAGTATAACCGTACCATCTCTCGGTATCTCTTCTGGTGCAATATATATGTCTCCGTCTCTACATTCCCATGTTTTTTCAGATCTGCTACCATCATTGTTGACACTAGTACATTTTTTGGTATTAGAATGGCGTCTTAAAAACTGTACGTCCATGCTACTCACCGCCCTTGCCTGTTCTACATAGTCTCTTTCTGAGGTTACTATATCTGTCTGTAATAACATCCAGTGCAATGTTGAGTGCTTGTATTGTTCCATTCTGTCTGTTGTGTTCTTCTACCAGTCTCTTATTTTTTTCAATAAGTTCCTGTACTTCGCACAGTGCCCGTTTTTCGACAGCCTTTGCGTCTTCTACCTCTTTTTGCAGATACTCATTCTTTTCTTTCAGCTTTTCATTCTTTGTAATCATGTCAATGAGTTTCTTCTGCATTTCTTCTTCACGCATCTTGTTCGCTTTAATCATGTCTTCCGTTGCTTCTGCATAAGTCTCAATCATTCTTTCACCGCCCTCCATATATCATTTAAGCAATTTACTATCTCTATCTGTGATGCTGTTCGGAGAATATCATAATTATAATATTTCCATTCCCCGTTTTTCTTTCGCTCTAACACTCTGGTAGATAGGATGTACATGGTGATAAGTCTATTTTGCTCCACAGAATAAAACTGGCTTGTCCCCATCTTAACAACTAATCCTTTTTGCAGTATTGCTTTCTGTAACTTCTTAGCAATGCTATTTAGATTTGCCATGCTATCTACCTCCCAGCATTAAACCATGCATCAAAATTTTTCATTCTTCTTTTCCTTGCCCTCTTGGTCACAGGGGTTCCGCTTATCACACTTGCGCTACCTCTACCGCCCATTTAATCGCATACATTTCCATCATTACAAAATCTTTTTGCCTGTTATTTTTTGCAAAAGCTGTCTTGTCTTTCTGAGTTCCGTCATTAACACTTTCTTGTCACCATCCTCTTTCGGATTATTAATATTCGCTATCAGATTAGATTCATGTCCTTTCAACCCTCTGTATGCACTGCTTACTTTCGCTCTTGTATTCGCTTTTTCAACCGCATCTTTAAGTTGTTCTGTCCTTTCACTCATTCCTGGATAATTCCAAGAACCCGTTTTTTTAGTAGAATTCTTCGTAGGAAAGGCTATTATATCGGCTTTCCTATTTTGCAAATTACTTGCACTACCTCTGCCACCCATTCAATCACCGCTTTCCTCTTCTCTTTAAAAATTTATCTGTCACTTCTGCTTTATTCTTTTTCCTTAATCCATCTGGCATTATCTTTCCGGATTGTTTCGTGATTCTTTCGTATATCTTGTCCTTAGATGGGTCTATCATCTTTCCTACATGTGCTTTGGTTACTCTTCTTTTCTCTGTATATTCATAATTCACAGCACTATCTTTACCCATCGTGATTTTTACATCTTCATACCCGTATTCTTTTGCCATTCTCTTCAATCTATCAACCAAGACCTTTTTGCTTTCCGTCAGTTCTTCTCCGAACGACTTAATCTTTACAATGTCCCCTGTACATTCTTCTGGCACCTGTCCATAAAATAGTACTGTCTCTGGTTTCAATCTTTTCAGCATCTCATTATATCCGTCCACAAACAGTGCTTTCCGCTCCTTGCTGTTCATCACTCCGACACTGGATACTGCTACCGCACCGCCTACCGGCTCTCCGTAAAAGCACCACTCAAACGATTCTCTGTCACTCCAACTAATTGTATGTATCACGTCAATACCGTACATCTGCATATATGCACCTATCCAGTGTTTGCGGAAGTGGTTGTAAATCTGTAATGCTTTTGGAAAATCAGTATAAGTGCTAAAATCCGGCGACATGATAAATCGAAACTGCGAAAGCATATTGATGTAAGCATCTGGCCTGTTCCATAATCTTTGGAATTGGTAATCATCCAGAAAGAAATGCACGCCTTTCCCGGCTCTGTCTTAGCTTGGTTGAATCCAATAAACTCGCACTGTTCATACTTTGTAGGTTGTATCTCTGGTATTCCGAACTCATTTACCATGTCAAATATCATTCGTTGCTGATTCTCATAATTCATATTTTCTTTATACATAAAAATAGCACCTCCCACGATAATTACATCTTACCGTCAGAAGTGCTATTTCATTGTCCCCGTTATATAGTTTTATTTCTTTTTCGATACTTATATTTTACCATAAAATGCACATTTTTTCAATGTTTGGTTGCTCTATGTTCATTTCTTTGATATTGACTTTTTATCTTTTTTAGATTAATATATATCTATCAGCAATCTTTGTTGATTCTCACGGTTCCATGATTTTCGTGAGTGTCGTTCCAGTCAATGGTGGAACGTTGAGTTGAAAGATGTTAGAATTTAAGAAGAAATTCAGAATCTAGGTATAGCTTTTAGCTATGCCTTTTTTCTTTCATATTCTTTTACCCATTTCTTATACTCTTTCGGTAGATTCCCTTGGTTTTTTAAAATTTGATATGCCCAGGAATCCCCCTCGTAAATCATAAATTGCAATGTGTGAATAATTTTCTGAGACGTAATGTATCCCGGTGTTATTGTTGGCATCCAATCCATCTTTTTTTGTGTTGCAATAAATAATTTCGCTTGATCTGCTGGATTGCGAATTCCTTTCGGGTACTTGTCTGGTATATAATCTGGCTCTCCCGTAATCCCGCAAATTCCGTTCTTTTCAAGTGTAGAAATATAATAATCTCTCCACAGTGTGCTTATAGTTCCTCTATCCGTTAATCCGGCATAGACTACTTTTTCTCTATATCGAGATTTAAAAAGCATATGCGTTTCTTCCTTGGTTAACGTAGAAAAGATTATCATAAGTTTTTCCTCTGATGTATCTAATTTTTCAGAAACTGGTTTGATATCATAGCGTATAGTTCTTTTGCTCAAGTATTGATATACGCTTTTCGCTACCGGATCATCTACGCTTTCTATATATTCCCTCAACTGATCCATATATGCTGCATGACGTTTTTTATATTGTGGATAGTCTCCGCATACATATGACATATTGTCGTGAATCGGGTGTGGTGCTATCCCAGATGTCCTACTTTCTGAATCGATCGTACACGGGATGGAACATCTTTCGTTCTTCGTTGCTGTTGCTCCAACGAAATTTCCATATGCATCTATCAAAACTCTGACATCTGGTCTTATTCTGATATGTGCAATCGGAATAACACTTTCCACTCCAAGTATTTCATATTGTTTTAAAATTTCGTTCCATTCGCTCATTTTTTCCCCTTTATGCAATTTCAATTACTTCTGCTTCTTCAACAATTACTTCGTTTTCGTCATTCCCATAAGAGTAAGAGTCCCCACCGATTATTACAATGTTGTTTCCATCGTAAATGGATGATTCTTCAATAGATCTTTCGATTATCTCTTTTGCTTCTTCTGCATCATCAGTGTCAATCAGTTCGAACATTGCGTATCCACATACGCCGTCCATTTCCTCTGGTTCTTCTGTGTCATATGAACTGCACTCATATTCTTCATTCCACTCATAGCTGTTTCTGCAAATGTCACCAATTTTATATTCTTCATCCTGGCAACAATGGCGAATTGCTACCACACTATAACCATTTTCTTTAATTGCTTCTAAGATTTTTTCTACATTCATCATCTTTTTTACCTCCTGTTGTGTTCCTCTCTTAACTGTCTTTATTATAGCATAGTGGTGTCCACTAGTCAAGTATTTTATTGACTTTTCTTCATATTTTTGGTATTATAATTATCGGAAAGTAATGCTTGAGAATGATGTAAAAGTATGGTACGAATTAGGCATTAACTACTAAAAACAGCACTTGACGAATAGACGTTCATCAGTGCTGTTTTTCTTTTATATCTCTTCAAACCATCCAACCCTTGAATTTTCGAATACACCATCAGAAAGTTGTCCGTCAAACTCTTCTTCGCATTCTTCTGCTGTGTCTCTTGTGATTCTGATTATCGAATATTTGTTTTTGTCTAGTCTGCGAATTGTTCGAGAAATTCAATCACGTCCGCAACGGTTCCAAGTTCTACTTTTTCACTGTTCGGATTGTCTGAACAATAAAATCTGTCACCGTCCTTCCAAAATGTAAAACTACTATCACTGTAAACAGTAAATGCTTTTTTCGTTAATTCGTTCGTACCTGTAAATTCATATTTTTTCATCTTCTTTTCCTCCTTAAATTTATTTGTCTTCTTTAGCTGTCTTTGTTATACAATAGTAGTGTCCACCAGTCAATGGTTTTCATTTTTTTCTTTCTTAATAGTTATCACTCCGTCTTTTTCTTCTAGGACAACACTTCTATCATTTTCCGTAATGCCCAGTGCCTTTATCATTCCTACCGGAATAGAAATACGGTAGTTCTTTGTATTCTTTCCCGATGTTCCACCGGCTTTGTTTATCATTACGTTTCTGCTCACTTTCTCCATTATTTTTCTCCTTATTTATGCTATTGCTGATTTTGGGATCCATGCTTTCCATCCCTTATAACTTCCTACCACATCTCCAGTCGAAAGGACAACTTCTACTGCCTTTTCGCTTTCTTTCAGTACATCAATAACTTTTACAACAATATATCCATTCTCTGATGAGACCATTCCATTTTCATCTCTGCTATAGATATCAATATATGTGTTATATCTTTCAGCGGTGTTTTGCATTTTATCAATAACCCATTCTTTTACTTTTACATATCCTGTTGTCATGTTCTTACCTCCTATAATGTGTTCCTCTCTTAACTGTCTTTATTATATCATAGTGGTGTCCACTAGTCAAGTAAAAAATAAAAGATTTCAATTATTTTCAAAATCTTTTTCTATTAATCTATATATTTACATTTTATAGGTCCGTCTTTGCTTTTCTTAATCATACAATAGAATCTTGGTCTTTTCTTCCTTTTCTCCACTTCCTACCGCTGTTGGGATGATGGTTGGAACACGAGAAAGTACCTATTAATATATGCTAAAATGTATGTCTATGTCATCACCTGTTATGACTACCTTTTCAACACACTCTTTTAGCACCTTGTTTTTCTCGGAATCCGTCAGTGTATCCCACACGTTGGACATCTCTTTTATTTTCTCTATCTTCTCTACCCGTCCGGCTTTCTCCCGGATGTCTTCCGCCTTTAATTCTTCCCGTAGGTTTTTTAGTGTTTTTTCTTCTGCCTGGATAACGTCTAAAAGCGTATCTGTACCAGAGTTACCGCTTGCATACAATGTGTATAGGCGTTTAAGTTTTGCTTCACTTAGTGATATCTCTTTTTCTATCATCTTCCGAGTGCTTTCAGATTCATTCTCTTTTTCTTCGACATTAACGATGAATCTTTTAAAACAGTCCTCTACTTCTTTTTCTACCACATCTGCCCGCACCTTTTTATTCTTGCAAGGGTTCCCTGTCTTAGATATATGCTCTTTTTCCTTGTACTGTGAGTAGCATACTATCTTTGTGTACTTTCCCCACTTCTGCATCCGCATTTTAGTACCGCATTTTCCACAGTAGCACAACCCGGTAAGCATATGCTTGTTGCTTACATAAGCATTTGTGGATCTCTTTTTTATCTCTTCTTGTACTTCATAGAATAGTTTTTCGTCTATGATCGGTTCATGCAAGCCTTGGTACACTCTTCCTTTATACTGTATCTTACCTACATAGGCTATTCTCCTAATAATGTTCGATACAAGCTTCTCCGAATGCATCCCGAGAATTCTTTGAATTCTGTCACACGAATATCCGTCCCGGAACATCTGAAAGACAGCTTTTACCTTTTCAGCTTCTTCCGGGATGATATGTAGTATCCCATCATTCCTGTCGTACCTATATCCGTAAGGTATCGTACCGCCACCCATCCACAGTCCACGCTTTACACGTTCCACCATCCCGGCTCTTGTACGCATATAGATAACCTCACGCTCATACTGCCCCATCACAGCATTAACACCCAACATCACACGATCCATCGGTGTTTCGTTCCGCAAATCCTCTGTGGCTGATACCACCTCTACATTGTATTTTGGTAAGAGCTTACTCACAAGCGTAAGAGTATCTACAACATCACGGCTCATTCTGTCAAGCTTATAGATGTATACTGCCTGTATTTCTCCGGCTTCTGCATCTTCCAGAAGTTTCTGTATGTTCGGTCTTTGGATATTGCTCCCGGAATATCCCCCGTCCACATACCATCTGGCTATCTTCACGCCCCTTTTCTTGGCAAGTTCCTTTATCTTGTCTTCTTGGACATCAAGACCATACTTTTCGGTCTGTGCTTCTGTAGACACTCTCATATAACCTACATTTAATTTTTTCATGTCAATTCTCCTTTCAATTAAAAAAGAATTGACCAAGATTCTATCAAGGTCAATTCTAAAATATCACTTATTTTTTGTCAACTTTTCTGAAAGAATCCTTTTTACCGCCTTGTTATGGATTTCATATTTGGAAAGTTCTTCTTTTGTCACCTGTTTGCCGTTCACAAAGATTCTTACCATCCGCATCACTCCTTTTCGGTAGTATTCCCGTGCTTGTGTCTTTTTATTCCGAATAGCCTTTCTGCCATCTTTCCATCGTCATGTTCCCCCCAAAGTATCCATCTGTACATTTCATCCAAGACTTTTCTCCGATAGCCTTGGAAGTCTTTTCTTGCAATCGGTATCCAGTATCTTTTGCTTATATAGTCATATCCGATTCCTGTGATAAGTGAGAAGAACAATATACCAGATAAGTCATTATTCGCATTTTGGCACCATTTCAGTAATTCAAGCTGATCATTTCCACGCATTCTCTGACATTCGTTCAACATCTTTTTTTCATCTTCTTCGCTTATGTAGTAGATGTCTTTATGTGCCCCTCTCAGATATTTGTCTCTTACTCCGGCCATTAATCAATCCCTTCCTTTTCGCATATCCTAATACATCACTTTTGACCAAATAGTAGTTTTTCTTTCTTTTTACCGTCTTCTCCTTTGTTTTTTCTTCCAATACATTCATCATTAAGCGCATCCTTTAATATCATTTTCTCTGCTCATAACTGTCCACTACCTCCAATTTCTTCAAGTCCTCGACAAGCCACGGTGAATCATCTGACCATTTGACCATTGGGAGGTCGATGTCAACCATTCTCAAGCTTTTGCATTTTTCGAATCCAACAACTTTCCAAAAATCAAACGTCTTGAATGGCTTTCTGATATAGACATATAAACCGCCATACATATCTCTTGCTATATAATGCACATTCGCATTGATATAATCCAAAAACGCTCTATCCCTCTTGCTAATCACCGGCTTTTCGATGTATTCAGATTCAAGCCATTCTTTCATTTTTTCTTTGCATCTACTTATGCCCCTCTCTCTGAACAAACAATGTTCACAAATTATTTCACTGCAACCCTTTAATTCTCCTGTTCGTTCATTAACAGCACCATATTTGTAAGCAATCTCAATAATCTCACTTGCATACTTCTCTTTATTCTTCATCTCTTCCACCTCGTTTCACAATTTCAATGGCTCTATCTAATCCTCGGCAGAACAAATCATCCAATGCTACGTCCATATTATGTTTTTCAGCATAATTCTCATAATCTTCGTAAGAAGAATCTCTTTCTTTCTCAAGCTACTTAATAATATTCTCCGCATCAATCAGTCTTCCCATCTTCTGCCCTCCTGTTCCATTCCTCAACAGCCTTATCTCTTTCATCTTCGATTATTACGAAATCGCCATTTCTGAAAGTTATGTCTTCTTGTATCTCTTCTAATGATCTGTTTCTGCTCATACTTCCACCTCTTCATCTGCCGGAAATTGAAAAATATTTTCCTCCGCAAACGTTTTTAAAAGTTGTTCTATTTCATCTGTTTTCCGAAAACTCATAGCCATAGTGAGTGAGTTCATCCCGTGGATTCTTATTTTGCACCATGCGTACCTGTTTCTGCACATTTCCATAGCCTTTTCAGCTTTCTCTTCTTTGCGATATCGTGCGATTGTAATTGATTCCTGCAATCCCGTTGTCACACCAAATATAGATGTTCCAAGTCTTTGAAGTATTATTGATTCATAAGGGATATCGTAGCATCCATCTTGACTAATTATTCTCATTATCTTCCACTCCTTAACATACAGAATAGTAATTCTGTCATAGATCTTTTCCTTAGTCCAATTCTACAAGGTTTTACTACCTTTAATTCCCACCCCATCACATTTGTATCATCTATCGGCGTTGGATTTTGGAATTCATCTTCTGGCTCTTTCATGTACGGGACAGCTACCATAATTCCCCAATTTTTAGATGATTCCGGGTTGCATTGGTGTAAGTGTTCATCAAACTTACCGTTTTGCAAATCTGGTATCAAGTCTTTGTAGCACTCCATCGTAGTTACTATATAGTTCTTTTCTCCATAGAAATTCAGTCCATTCCCGCTATAAACATCTTCCTTGCAGCTTTTAATTTCGTAACAAGTAAATATTCCTTTTTCCACCCCGGATATAGACATTTGATCTCCGGGTGAAAACTGCATATAATCCACGCGTTTCGCCTTGGATGTCCACGGGTCAATACTCACTTCTTTTGCATAATGTTTTCCAAAAACGTTTAGTTTGGTGCGTTCAAGGGTATGCGACAGAAAAAGTGTAATTTCTTTTCTATTCATTTTCACCCTCCTTTACATAATCCGGGCATTCTTCCATATATTCGTAGCTGTCCAGAGAATCGCACACCATATCACAATGTTCATATTCTTTACATTTCAGACAACAACAGGTGTTCTCCTTATCTACTACACACTCAATTCTGCATCCCATGTACCGCATCCTCCCAATCAATATATCTTCCGCATTCACTACAGTATTTCGGTTTGTTATCTTTCGGCACTATGTATTCCTTTCCACAGTGCGAGCATTTATAATCAATATCTCCCGTAGAATCGTCCAAGATAATCGGTCGTGTCGGAAGTTTTCCGTATTCTATTAGTGCTTTTCGAAATCCGTCCCAATATGATTCTTCCTTTGTTACTTTTATTTTTCTTTCTTCCACTGCTATATAGACGCATAACATAATAATCGCGCAAATAGTAAATACCGTTTTCACAATTTACTCCTTTCTCTACTGCCCCACCTATATTTCTATATCCACCATTTCACAGTTCGCAGGTGCCACCATTTTTATCGGCTTATCTAACTGTTCTTTTTTAATATGTTCAAGGACTTTCCTTGTTGTACCTGTAGCTATTACTCTGCAATCAACATATATTCTTACGTTTTTACCGTAATAATAATTTTCAAGAAATTCTTTTAGTGTCATTCAATTTTCGTTCCTTTCTCCCTAAAAATGGGTAAAAAAATACCAACCACCGAATACTGATGGTTGGTAGATGAAATTATGCTTCTTTATACCGTTTCAAATCTGATTCGCTTAGTTTTTCAAAAACAAATCCGCAATCAAGACATATATACCTTTGCGTTTCAATCGACATTATATGTGCAGATTCTGTACAGGTTACATTCCCTTGCTTACTTATTTTTTCTGGGATTCGTTTTGTTAAGACTGTACTTCCACTAATTCTTTCGGTATTTTCGCTTTTACAAAATGGACATTTCATTGGCATTTCCTCCCGTATATTTGATACGGAAATTATACCATTCCAACCATCAATATTCAATTGTCAAGATGCTGTTATTTAAGCAAATCTTAATTGTTCCTGTGTATCATCTATAATCAAGTTCGGTACTCTCTCGCCAACCTTAAGATACGGACAGTTCGCTTCTACAAGCTTCTGCGCCATAATCGGTACTACACTGTTCCCGATCCTTGCTACCTGTTTCGATTTAGGATACGCTTTCCAGTTGTAATCCCGGTCGATAATATAATCTTTCGGAAATCCCTGTGCACGTTTTAACTCTTCCGGCTGTAGCATCCTTAAATAGATATCCAGTATTGCATATTCGTTTCCAAGAATTGTAATCAATGCAAACCTGTCTTTTGTAACAATTGTATGTAATGGCTCGTTAATTTCTGATCCCGTTCCGCACCCGTAATATTCCATAATAAACTGTGATACCCAAGTTGCCTTTTGAGCCACTTCTGGTTCAATTCCAGCTCTTTTAAGTTCTTCCCACTTCACCGCAAGCACAGATACTTGTCCAAAATGCCCTGGACTTGTCGTGATCGTATGTAATTGTTCGCTTAATGCCTGTCCAGTTCCAGATTTATAGAATTTTTCAAGGAACGCAATTACTAAGCCGTATCGGTTGCTTGTGTCAATCGTTTGTAGTGGATCCGCGATATTCTGCCCTCTCACACTATCTTTTGTTGTCTCAGAATGGTACTGGATAATATACGGTGTAATCACTCCAAATCCGTGCTTTCCTGTAATGGTAGGCATTGGCTCATGGATGTTCTGACCTCTAAAATTGTCGCCACCATGATTTACCTGTACGATAAATGGTTCTGGATTATTGAATACAAATTTTTCTAACCCTCTTGCAGTACGATTCATCGTATTCTTTGCAAGAGGTCTTTTGCGTCCAAATATTGATTTCCCTAAATCTCCAAAGTTCAACACGCTGGATACGGGAACCCATTTTTCGAGTCCGTCCGTTCCGTCTTTGCTATGTGTCTGCACCGGCCACCGAATGTCTTTCCCATCTCGTCGGAATACCGCATACCACCTCTTTCTTGTGGTCGGTGCTCCGTAGTCCGCAGCTACCAGTTCCCGGCACTCGAATATGTATCCAAGACTTTTCATTGCTGTAATGAATTTCTTGTAATCCTCGCCTTTTTTCTCTGGTATTGGATATCCTTTTTCATCCAACGGACCCCACTGTTGTATTTCTTCTACGTTCTCCATAAGAATTACATCCGGTAGAATAGCTTTTGCGTGTTTGTATACCGCCCACGGAAGAATCCGAAGTCCTTTTTCTCTTGGCTTACCACCTTTTGCTTTTGAATGGCTTGTACAATCTGGACTCGCCCACATAAGAGCCACATGCTGTCCTTTTACATATTTCTTCGAATTTACCTTAAAAATATCCTCTGTCAGATGAAGCGTGTCCGGATGGTTGGTCTTATGCATCAGAATAGCATCTGGATCGTGGTTAATTGCTATGTCAACTGGCCTGCCGAGTGCCATCTCTATTCCTACGGATGCACCCCCGCCACCGGCAAAGGCGTCTATAATTAAATCTTTCATATCTTCGAAAGGAGCCGATATATCTTTGCCCGGCCGGAGCTCCGTCTCCTTTCTGTAATTTATTAATCTAAGTTAATTTTTCCACTCATAAGTTCTGGTAAAAGCGCATCTCTTAATTCCATCAGATATCTATTTTCTTCAAGATTGAGATAATAGATATGTTGTTTCCACATGTTCAAAATCATTATCAATACACTGGATAACTGTTCCTTGCTGTTGTTTTCGAATTTAATTTCATTTTTCTTTTTTGATGCCGTGAAATAGTCTTGCCGTTCCAACTTTTCAGCACCTAACTTTTCCAGCAAATCATTTAATCCAGAATCTTTCTGATCTTGTTTATACAACTCAATATCAAATCCCATTCCTTTTGCTATAGATTCATTTAGTGTTAATTTACATGCGTTCTTTTCTCGTGTAATTCTATTTATATCATTTACGATGTCCGCATAGCTTCTATGGATATATTCGATCTCTCCAATGTCCAAATAATGGCTTGCCAGAAGCGTATATTTGTTTTCTTTCAATTCTTCAATAGTTACCGATTTGCAAAATTCAGGAATATTTTTCCTTTCTTGAATTGCTTCAATGGATTCTTCCATCGTTTCTTCGGTAATCACTTTAAATGTCTTCTTATACGTCCTGTTGGTGTGTGCTTTACCGCCATACTGTCCATTCTGTTCACGAACCTCTTCGCTATACTTTCTTCGCAAGTCCACCATTTCTGTTGTTGCAGTGCTTTTGTTTTTATCCAAAATAATAATGCACGTTCCAATTCCAGTAGATTCAAACATATTATCCGGGCAAATAATCACCGCATCCACCATGTTTTTCTCAATTAGATATTTTCTAATATCCATCTCTTCTTTCGTTCCACCACTCATTACAGATGCCGGAAGTAAGAAAACGCATCTATCATTATTTTCTAATCCAGTTAGAATAAATGCGAAATTTGCATTGCTTTCCGGTGGTACCACATAACAGTCAGAAAAACGTGGCTGAATCTGTGCAAACGCCGGAGCTTTCCATTTCATGTTGTATGGCGGGTTAGAAATTAACCCTCTTTTCATTTTGCCACCTCCCTAAATTTTCCGTATTTCTCACCTCTACTGATTTTATATGTATGAAAATTTTCTTGCTGTAACACATCCGCATGATGCACGGTGCATTCAATATTTCTTACTGCCATATTGAATAATAAAAATGGGATTACGTTTTCATCAAATTCATACAATTCAAATTTTTGTTCGTTATTTATACACCATTTTTGAATTGTCAATGCTCCACTTCCGGCGCATAAATCTGTTATTACATCTGCATCTCCAATTAATTTCCCCATGAATAATGCGAGACTTTTCGGAGTGTAGTCCTGCATTTTTTCTTTTCGATCTGCTAAGTAATACTGGTAGATCATTTGCAACCAGTCTACACTCAAATCCTTTACCAGATTGCAGAATTCTTCATATTTTTTCTCGTCATTATTTTGTACTGTATCCAATATTCTTTCTGGAAGTGCTTCTATATTTTCTGCGCCGAATAAAGATTTTGCTTTTTCAGAAAGTTCTTTCAATTCCATCATTTCACCTCATTTTCTCATGTGTTCATGGCTACTCCTTTACTACGCATCTACGTTCATCGGTTACATAATATTTTCCATCGTGTTCAGCACAGTATTTCTTGAGAATTTCTTCTTTTTTCCGATCCATCGGGATACTGAAATCAAGTTCTAAAAGCTCTTCGTGTTTCAGCAAATGCGTATCAGCTTCAATGATTTTCACATACCATACCCATTTTGTCTCAATCGGCTTTTTCTCATGGTCGGCTTTCCACTGCTTAAGTACTTTAACAACGTCTTCTGGATATTCTTTTCTAATATCAGGACAATAATAAGTAGTATCGAGTTTTTGAATAGGGCAGTCATTGCAACTATGCTCACTACAAAATTCCGTATACGTTTTCAATGCTTCTTCCGCACTCATTTCTTCTACTGGTTCAAGCATTTCTTCTGTCCACCAATATGTGTCTTCCTCAATACGATATCCTTGTTTCCATACACTTTCAATTGTTACAATCTTTCCCACAAATTTGAACATATCATGCACAAAATCATGTTCGCCGTAGTCCTTTCCAACCTTCAAGTCACTTCTTACTTTTACCTTATCTCCAACTCTATATTTCATCTTCCTCACCTACGCTTTCGTTGAAATTCCGTTAACTTCTACATAATCTACTGGCAGTACCATGCATTTTCTTCCGTCAACTTCCTTGATTTCTAAATTGCTGATGAAATCTGCATCGATAGTTATCTTCCCCTCTGGAACTTGGATATTAACCACCTTGTTGTCGCAAATGTTACTTGCCATAACAGGTACATTCCCGATGTTCTCCCGGTAAGCATCCTCAAACATTCCCATCTTTTCATCTGGTACACCGCTGTTACAGAATATCTTTTCCAGTTCGTTTTCGCCCATTTTGTACGGCTCCGGGTCTTCTGCATGGCGTTCCATCTCTTCGGATATGCCATCAAAGATGTCTTTCACGATCTTGCTGTCTGCATCTTCTCCAAGTACATCCTTTAACAACTTACCGAATTTATCTTTCTCTCCATCGGCAGATACAACCAAATCAATTCCAAGTACCTCACGAACCATTTCTTCTTGTACCTCGGCAGACTTCCGGGTGTAATAGAGTACGCTATGTACATCCGTCTGCCTGTCGTTAAATGCCGGGAATAGAAATCCTTTGTCCGGCATACCTACTACCCAATCACGGGTTCTCTCTTCCATCCGTTCATCTTTCCCGTTGTAAGTAAGACCGGCTTTTGAAAGTTTCACCGGGCAGATGCAACAAAGAATGAAATCGTATACTTCCTCAGATGCATCCTCCAACACTTCTCCGTCCGATGTCTTTCCCGGTACGTCATATACTGCATGGATAAGTACAATGTAGTAATTCTCAGCGCAGTCATAAGACGTAAGAATCTTTTCGTAGAATTCATCCAACAATGCCGGGTCTCTCAGTTTGCTTTCTCTCAGATTCATTAACAGTTCATGCTCTTCGCCCTCTTGGTCACTGCTTCTGCTTTCTTTCAACTTGTATTCCAGATTTAACAAGTTCTTTCCTATTTTCCCGGATAAGGTCTTTTTAAAAATATCAAAATACTTAAATGCCTGTTCTTCCGGCAGTGAAAGAAACGCTTCTTCTCTTTCCATGCGTTTCTCTTTTTCTCCATCCACGTAGCATCCGGCTATACGGGTAATTGCACAATTCTCCGGTGTGAACTGTTTTCTGATTTCCAATACTTCTTTTTTATTCATCTTCTACCTCCATGAGTTCACCGTTCTTTAATGTGTACCATGTGTTTTCTTTTACTTTTCCGCCATCCACACGAACCATTAACGATCCTATAAAATCCCACGTTTCCTCTTTCCAGTACAATGCATCATTATCAATCCGTTCCCATTCCGCAAGAACAAGTGTGGATCCTTTTACACCTTTTGCCATTGCTTCTGGCCCCCAAGCGACCGCTACGCTATTCTGGTTTTCTGCTGCCGACTTTCCTTTGTAGCCTGTCGCACTGGATGCCCCACAGTTGCCTGTCGCACTGGATGCCCCGTAGTCGCCTGTCGCACTGGATGCCCCTTTGTAG